TGTGGGGTGGACCGAAGAACCATCCCACAAAATTGTGGGGTCAACAGCTGTAACAGGTAATATCAGTATTATTAGTAATGACTTAAAAGTAAATAAGACTACGTCTTATTTAGTGCCTGACGGCACAAATGAGGAGAAGAGGAGACCATTCATCTTGGTTAATCGTTGGAAAGATGATGATGAAGTTGGTGGCTTTGGCTTGTTTGAGAACGAGCTAGTAGCAAAGGTCGCAGGACCTACAGCAAGTAAGAGAAACCCAAAGACTAGAAATCAGCGTCCACAGGAAGACTGGACTACGGCAGATGTAGCCTCAGAGTTTTCTTCTAGGGTCTACAGAACCATCCCTGGAGTTCCCAACCTAGTGAACACCGAGAAGGTCCGCGGAGCTCTATCGAAGATGCGCAAGGACTACGACAGCAACGCTTTGATTGAACTAGAAGTGATGAAAATCTTTTTTGAAGACCCATGGCTTCAGCGTGAAGGTGTCGACAAGCCTCAGTACATCGTGGGTAGATTCTTGAAGTCTTTTGCTGCACACTACGACCAAGCTCTTCGTAATCTAGGATTGCCAGAGAGGTCAGCACCAACTACGGAAGAGTTGGATTCGCTAAATCCGTCAGACTTTGTGTATGCTTCTGATGGGCGTCGCTTCGACAACTCAATGCCAGGGCGTTTGGCAATGAGCCACTACGAAGACAAACTGAGGAGGAAAAATGCCATATGACCTAGGGACACTTAGCTTGCTAAAGCGTCGCTGGCTCTTAGCAGAGTCAAACATCCCCCACCGTTTCTTAGGGTTAGACCCAAAGGATGTGGAGAAGCGCATTGGAAGTTTTGCGCCAGAGATTGAGGATTGGATTGATGACGTAATTACGGGCAAGGTAATCAAGACCATCGGAGGTCTTGGTAAGACTGGTGTTGGTCTGTTATTTGATGGAGCACCTGGACTGGGTAAGACCACCCACGCTGTAATGGCGTTGACTGAACTAATCCGTGCTTTGCCAGACGACGAGCAGAAGTCTCGTGAGATTTTCAAGTACAAGACCGAAGACTACGGAATCAAGACTCGTCCGATTTACTACATGACCGTTCCAGATTTCATCTACCGTAAGAAGGCGATGATTGACGCTGAGCCAGAGCAGCGTCGTGAGCTTAACTATGTTCTGGAAGGACTGCACGGCAGGTCAAAGTTTGACCACTTGAATGTGCGTGTCTTAGTGCTGGACGACTTGGGCAAAGAGTTATCGTCTGATTACAACGTAGCTGGGTTTGACGAGCTGCTGCGTTCTCGTTACGATAAGGGGCTACCAACAATCGTGACGACAAACCTGACCCGCGAACAGTGGGGCAGAAAATATGGAGAAGCAATGGGAAGTTTCGTTTACGAAGCTTTCAATCGTGTAATAATTGGAACTAAGGACCTGAGGAGGAACTAATGAAAGATGCAACTATGCTGAGTGACTGGAGAACTGTCCAGCTGTTTCTAAGCGAAGAAGGTATCGCAGAAGTTGAGGTTGACTCGCTTCGCCCGTACCAAGCTCGCTGCAATTGCAAGGCTGGCAGCGCTAAGGGCAAGTGCGCTCATATCAAGCGTGTGAGAGAAGTCATGGATGCCAACAACGGTCATTACACCGTGCACATTCCTGTAGAGATTGAGGAAGAAGAAGCAGACGCTGCAATGGCGAGCGCCGAGTCTTTCCGAGAGTTCATCATCAAGTACGCAAAAGTAGAAGTTCTTTAATGATTAATGGGGACATCTCTAACGAGACTCCTCCACGTATCATTGTCACTATTGATGTCGTGGTTCAGTCCGACATTAACACGACCAAGAACGTCTTTGGTAAGCCCAAGACTTCTCGCACTGTTACAGGTCTGAACAACGCACAACTCTCTAAGCTGTGGAACGCAGCGTTTAACTACGGACTAGCAATTGAGCTGGCAGCTTTTTCAGCTGACGGCTGGGTGCAAGCAGACGTAGACAAACTGATGACACGTTTAGACAACCGTGGCGGTAACCCGTTCAACTATGCTGAGCTGTACGACAGCTTTCAAGACTTAGTGAGCGAGTTACCTTACCGACCAAACTTAAAAGCTGTGATAGATTTATCAAACCAAGTTGCAAGGTATGGGTCTTGGGGCTTAGACCTAAATAACCTGTAACATTTCCTGCGGAGGGCAGATGGCGTACGACAACGAGTATCGGTTAGTTAGCAAAGTAATTGCTGACCGAGTAATCATCCCTGTTATTGAGCAGGGCATCAGCGACGACTGGATTGTGGATGACGACCTACGTCGTATCTGGAAGTTCGTTCGTGAGCACTATGCCAACTATCGTGAAGTGCCGTCCATTATTGCCGTCACAGATAACTTCCCTAACTTCCGAGCCATCAAGGTTGAGGACAGTCTTGAGTACCTAATTGACAAGATGGTTGAGTTCCGTCGCAATCGTTTGACCCGAAATGGTCTAGAGACAGTTGTCGACCGCATGACTCAGAATGACCACGAGTCTGCACTGACTGAGATGAGTAAGACCATTACGTTGGTCAACGCTCAAGGTGTCGTAGGTACAACTCACATTGACGTCACTAAAAACTCAGACAAGTTTTGGGAAGCCTACGAGACACTGCAGAGCAATAAGCTTCTTGGAGTACCTACTGGGTTTGAGAAGATTGACGAAGCAACTGCAGGTTTGCAAGGCGGTCAGTTAATCACCATGATTGCTCCTCCTAAAACAGGTAAGTCCCAGATTGCTCTTCGTATGGCTGCTAACGTTCACGAGGCTGGCTTGGTCCCTATGTACCAGTCGTTTGAGATGAACAACCATGAGCAGGAGCAGCGCTACCTGTCCATGGCATCACATGTCTCAAGCAATCGTTTGCGTCGTGGCCAGCTAACTGCTTCTGAAGAAGACCGTGCGCGTAACTTTACAGAAGACTTAAAAGACAAGCACCCACTCCACTTTGTGGATGCCATTAACGGCTTGACTATTGACTCGCTAGTAGCCAAGGCAGAGCAGCTAAAACCAGACGCTCTATTTGTCGACGGCGTATATTTGATGCTAGACCAAGTTACTGGTGAGGCAAACACTCCACAGGCGTTGACCAACATCACTCGTGGACTGAAGCGTGTTGCTCAGAAGCTAGACATTCCTGTAGTTATTACAACTCAGACACTTCTGTGGAAGATGCGTGGCGGAAAAGTGACCGCAGACTCTATTGGTTATTCGTCTTCGTTCTTCCAAGACTCTGACGTAATCCTTGGTCTTGAGCCAATTGAGGAAGACGAGAACATGCGTCTGCTAAAGATTGTTCAGTCACGTAACTGCCCACCAAGCGAAACTTCGATTACTTGGAACTGGGATACAGGCTGTTTCCACGATGAGTCCAAGGCATCTACTTGCAAGTACTGCTCTCCGTGGGGAATGGTATGACCCATAACGTAGAGAAAGCTCTTGAAGCTCTAGAGATTGACTACCAGGACCGTGGGGAGAATGCTCAAGCGGTTTGCCCAATGCACGAGCGTATTACAGGTGACCCTGACCACAACCCGTCGTGGTTCATCCATCTAACCTCAGGGCAACACATTTGCTTTTCCTGCGGGTACAAGGGAAACCTAGTCCAGCTTGTCTGTGACATTAAAGAGTTTTACACCCCTTCATGGAATGGGGTTCCTGCTCAGTACGACTACAGCATGGGCAACAAGTGGTTGGCAGGTGCCATTGAGGTAACCATCGAAGAGCTAAAGCAGGCTCTTGGAAAGATACCTCAGTACATCTCCCCACCCCCTCGCCCAGTCCCTATGTCAGAAGCACGGTTAGCAATTTACGTATCCCCTCCAGACGAAGCTCTTGAAGCCCGTCAGTTAACACGAGAAGCAGCAACTACTTATGGGGTTCAGTGGAACCGTAATACTTCCACTTGGATTCTGCCGTTGCGTGATGCGCAACACGCAACACTATTAGGATGGCAAGAGAAGGGCACCGTAGACCGCACGTTTAAGAACCGCCCAACAGGATTACAAAAGTCTAAGACTTTGTTTGGCGTAGACATTCAGCGTGAGGACATCGCCATAGTTGTAGAATCTCCATTAGACTGTTTAAGAATTTATAGTGCAGGATACGAAGGAGCAGTCGCAACCTGCGGAGCTATCGTCAGCGAAGAGCAGGCGAAACTTCTGCGGTATTCAGAGAAAGTAATTGCGGCGTTTGATAACCCCAACATTGACTCAGCTGGAAAGAAAGCCAGTGACCAAATGCGTACTTGGGCTCGTAAGTTTGGAATGAACTTGTTTTTCTTTAACTACGGTGACAGCGGTAAGAAAGACCCAGGCGACATGACTAACGAAGAGATTCAGTGGGGTATTGAGAACGCCAAGTCTGCAATACTAGGAGAATCAGCATATGTTTACGGGAACTCTCAAGCCATATCAAACTGAGGCCGTCGCAAAGATGGTTGAAAACAAGCGCATGCTTGTTGCATATGAAATGGGTCTGGGAAAGACCCCTATGACTATCGCTGCAATCGAAGAGCTTGAGGTTGAAGGACCAACCCTTGTATTGTGCCTAGCTTCCCTTAAATACCAATGGCAAAAAGAAGTTGCCAAGTTCACAGATAAAACCGCCATAGTTATTGACGGAACTCCTAAGCAAAGAGCCGAACAGTACGCTCAAGTCAACGACCACAGCTACACCGTTATGAATTACGAGCAGATTGTCAACGACTGGGACATTGTCAGGGCTATTCCTTTCAAAGCAATCATCTGCGACGAAGCCACTGCCATTAAAGGCTTCAGAGCTAAACGAGCTAAAAAAGTTAAGGAACTAGCAAAGCCAATTGCAATCAGGTTTGCTCTAACAGGGACTCCTATTGAGAACGGTAGGCCCGAAGAGATTTACAGCATTATGCAGTTTGTAGACTCTACTGTTCTGGGTCGCTTTGACTTGTTTGACCAAACGTTTATTGTCCGCAATCACTTTGGCGGAGTCCAGCGCTATCGCAACTTAGCTACCCTTCACAAAGTTTTATCTGACCACGCCGTGCGTAAGTCTCAGAAAGATGAAGACGTAAAGCCCTATTTGCCAGACGCTATTTACCGAGAACCATTACTTATCTCTCTGGACTCAAAGGCTCAAAAAGTATACGACTACATTTCTACAGACTTATTAGAGCTTCTAATAGATGCGCGTGAAACATTTGGCTCATCGTTTAACCTGGCTGCACATTACGGGCAGATGTCTGCTGATGACCCCATGAACGAGATGCGGGGGCAAGTCATGTCTAGAATTACCGCCATGAGGATGCTCTGCTCAAGTCCACAAGTTCTTCAAACCAGTGCTGCAGAGTTTGCTTCTCACTCAGGTAAAGGCAGCGCTTACATCCACTCTTTGGGGGACAGGCTAGAAGAATTAAATAAGTCTCCCAAGCTAGACGCCACGATTAGTTATCTACAAGACCACTTAGACATTGACACAAGTTATAAAGCTGTTGTATTCAGCTCCTACATAAAGTCAGTAGAAGAGATAGTCTCAAGGTTAAATGCTTCAGGTTACGAAGCAGTGGCGTACACAGGAAGGATGAACGCCAGTGAAAAAGAGTCCGCTAAAGTCCATTTCCAATCTAGTTCAGATTGTCGTGTTCTTGTCAGCAGTGATGCTGGTGGTTACGGCGTGGATTTGCCTCAGTCTAATCTTCTTGTTAATTATGACCAGCCTTGGAGCGCTGGTCTCGCTGTGCAAAGAAACGGTCGCATCAACAGGGCGTCAAGTACGTGGGCAACTATCACGATTCAAGACATCCTTGTCAAAGGAAGCATTGAGCAACGACAGTACGACACGCTGAAACAAAAATCTAACATTGCTAACGCTATTCTTGATGGTGAGGGTATAAACTCCAAGGGAGGAGTTGATTTGACTGTAGGAAGTCTTATAAGCTTCTTAACGGACAAGTTACTGTAGGAGGGAACATGCCAAAGGCAATCGACGAACCAAGAGAGTTCGCAAATCCAGATGATTCAAACTCACAAATTCGTGAGTACATTAAGCTAGCGCAGACTATTGACTCGCTAGAAGAGCGTAAGAAAGAACTGCGCACCAAGCTTTTTGACCTGCTTGATGCCGAAGGTGAAGAGGATGAGAAGGGCAATGTGCTCTATCACTTCGACTCCCCTATCGAAGGCGTTACCAGACTTGAGAAGCAGCGCCGTGCTACTCGTAAACTAGACGAGACTGTCGCAGAAGAAATTATTACAACTCAAAATCTTGAAGACGAGGTCTACAAGATGGTGAGAGTAATCGATGAAGATGCGCTTATGGCCGCTTTTTATGAGGGCAAGGTCACCGAAGAACAAATTGACCAGATGTTCCCTACCACTGTTGTATGGGCACTGAGAACACCAAAGAAGTAAGGAGAGTACTTATGGCAGCTACGTCTAAAGTTGGCGACTCTATTTTTATTGGTTACACTTTTACCAAGAGAAATGACGAGACTGAGTGGGTCCCAGAAGTTACTATCTCTGATGAGATTGATAACGTATTCGCCACTGTGTACATCAGGGAACCCGACCTTATTGAAGTAATTTCTTTGCTTACGTCTAAACTACAAAAAGCAAAAAAAGAACTAGCTAAAAACCCTAACTTTTAACACAAAGAAGTAACATGCCAGGAATGCGTAGCGAAGAGGACATCCTCAAAGCGTTTGAGGGTCTGGACACCGTTCCAGGCTCGCGTAAGCCACGCCGTCCTGACTCACCTGTCGCACAAAAGAAACGTGCACAAGCTTTCGGGGAGTCTAATGGGTGGGATGAAAACCCACTTATTAAAACCCTGAATGGAGTGGAGACAGAGCTGTTTACTGTAGGAGCGCTAGCACAGGCCCTAGAGAAACAGATT